TGTCAGATGAACGCGGTTTCCGTGATGTAAAAAAGCCCATAAATAAAGCATTTTAAAATATCCCAACAATAGGAGAAATCCTAAAGTTGGGATATTTTTATTTTTTGTATTCCATAATGTCGCCCGGTTGACAGTCCAGAAAATCGCAGATTTTACAAAGCACGTCAGTTTTTACCGTTTCCCCTTTCGACAGCTTCGCAAGCGTCGGCGCAGAGATCACAGAAAGAAGATCTGTCTTTTTCATATCCCGGCGCGCCAGAAGGTCAAACAGTCGATAATATTTCATCATAATAAACACCACCTATTCAATTTTTATAATATAAGCATACACTAATATAATATTAAAGTCAACGAATAAAATATAAATAAAAGCTAATAAAAGTATTGACTTTTATATAAGCGTATGCTAATATAATATCAACAAAAGGAAATAAAAAATAAACGAACACTTAGAAAGGCGGTAACAAATATGTACGAAACAGTAAAAGTTGTTAAAGGATATGAAATCAAAAGAATGAAGGGAACGCGCGGAGCATATTTCGTAAACATAAGAGAAGACGATGGGATCGGATTCAGAGAGTTCCACACATTCAGAACAATCAAAGCGGCAACAGAATTCATCGAAACAGCATTATAAAAAACAACTGTAAAAAGTCTGATAAATCAGATATACTTATAGCAAAACAGAGCCGGGGCAGCAGTCCCGGCAGAAAGGAACAAAATGAAAAAAGACTGGGAAGAAATAGAAAAATTCTTTAAACTTCTGGAGCATGACGAAACACTGGATAAACAGTTGAAAGAGACAACCGGATCGGAAGAATACTTTCTGATTATCTTAGAGAGTTTAAGCCCACTTCATGCACTGGAAACAAGAAAAGTGAAAGAAAGAAAAGAGGAATTAAGAAAATTATATGATCTGTGCAGCTTCGACGAAGAACTTGACAAGGAACTGGGGACCATGGCGGGGATCGACGGCGGATATTTAACGGCAGCACTTGAAAAGATCATCAAATAAAGATCAGGGCGGCAGCAGTAGCCGCCCGGCAATTAAAGCAGCCACGATCCGCCCGCGGGAGATTGTGAAGGTCCGAAGCCCTTGTAAATGCTGACGGGTTGCAACGGGGCGTTGTAATGTTGTTTGACAAGTTCCGGCCGGGTTTAATGTGAACCGGGCGTCGTGGGAGAATTAAACCGTTTGTTTCTGTACCACTTCACAAAATCCACACTGAAAGCGCGGGACCTTATAACGCCCGTTTCGTTGCATCTTTAATCGCGGTATATAAATTTATGTGAAAGACCATTCGTGAACACGATTTCCGTCACGCGGCGATCTTTTACCGTGATATGATCCAAAACCAGATTGAAAAACTCTTTGATCGATTCTTCTTCAACCATTCCGGCCAGATCGCTATATACGATATGAGATCCGGCGCGGATCTTATGCGTCAGGAGAAAAGCGGAAGCGGATTTCATGAAGGCGGATTCATCAACACCGGAAGCGATATGCGTTTCGGTCAGTTCTTTCAATTTGTTTTCGGCAGCCACGCGCCCGGAATCAAACCGATTTTTCTTTTCCAGATATTCTTTTTCACTCATACCGTCGTCGCTGAAATAATACGCATCTTCCAGACGTTCTTTCGCACGTTCATATTTTCGAATCTGATCTTTCAGGCTTTCAATTTCTGCCGGATCAGCGTCCGCGCCTTCCTGATCCACCAGATCAGCGCGCCACAATGCGCCACCCGTGGCAGATTTGCCCGTTAATAGTTCAAAGGTACTATTTAAGCTATCCGACGATAAACCCATAATATCGGCAAATACGGCCTTGTCAGACAGAAGCATTTCTTCTAGATCTTCCGGGGTTTTGATCTTCCGTCGTTCGTTTGATACGCGGACCATAGCGGATATATAGTTAATCACAAACGGACCGATCTTCACTTCGCTGACGTTTAGGTTCTGACAGTGAATCGCCCGCGTTTTTGCGCTGCAATGATACATAGACGGGGTAAAACCATTCTTTCGGCGTTTATCCTTTTTGCCTACCAGATAACCTGATCCACACGAACCACACTGGATCAGACCGGCGAAGACATTACAATTCTTTTCTACCGGGTGCGATCCACCCATATTTCTTTTATCCCGGTTGATATCCATAATTTTATTGACTTTTTCCCATATTTCAGGATCAATGAGCGGATCAAAGACACCTTCAAGGCACACAACTTCGTCAATCGGTTTTTTTCGGCCGCGCGCGCTTTCCCGGTAATTATAACGATAGTCGCCCTTGTTCATTGGATTTCGTAAAAAGTCCCCGACGGTTTTTGAAGTCCATTCGCCGCCGCGCTTGGTCGGTATGCCGTGGGCGTTGTTATAATCGCGGATCTTCCCGGTTGACTTAACTTCCAGATACATTTCATACATTGCCCGACCGAATGGGGCTTCCTTTTCGGAATGCACCGGCCACCCGGCGGACGAATCCCAGTCCCACCCATAAGGCACACGCGCGCCGTTCCATTTCCCTTCGTTGGCGCGTCCGATCATAATATCTTTCACACGTTCACTTGTCAGTTTCCTTTCCAGTTCCGCAAATACAAGAATAATCTTCAGGACAGCTTCGCCGATCGCGGAAGACGTGTCAAATTGTTCGTTCAGTGAAACAAACGTCACACGGTTGTATTTGAAATCGTCGTACATCAAAGAGAAGTCAACCAGATTTCGGGAAATACGGTCGATCTTATACACCAGAACGTGAGACACAAGACCGGCGCGGACTTTCTGCATCATTCTTTCATATGCCGGCCGTTTCGTATTCTTACCGGATCGCCCGGCATCTTCGAAGATCTCTACACGCGACATATCAACGTGCAAGATATGCTTGCAATATGCTTTCAATTCCTTTTTCTGGAACGGAAGCGAATCTTTATCGACCTGATACCCAGTCGACACACGAACATAGATCGCAACGATCCGATCGTCGGCACTGGCAGCAGGTACTTTCATAGCATAAGCCATAATATACACAACCTTTCTATTTTTCTAAAAAAAGGGTATAAAAAATAAGCCCTTTCAAAAGAAAAAGGCCTATGCTATAATAACACTTGCTAGGGAGTTACTACAGCCGGCCTTTTCTGTCGACAGGTAACAATCTATTAAAACGTTCACGGTTGCCGCCGTGGGCGTTTTTATTTTTGAAAATGCAATTCTATAATATTTTCCTTAGTTTCCCTGTAATGGTATTTTATGCCATTTTTTCGGCGTCCCCTTTTTCGACGTAACCGAGATCGAATAATTCGTCGGCACGTTCGACAAGTTTTTTTCTACCTTCACTATTAAGGCGTCTATATTTGTTTAATAAATCACTTTCTGATGAAGTAAGGGACGGCGCGGGTGCATTTTCCTTTTTAATTGAAATAGGTTGATCGCTGTCTATCATATCCAGAAGCGAATCAAACGACATTCCCATAGCATTAGCAATGCAACGCATTTTTTCAATAGAAGGGACGATGGGCTTTTTGGTCTTTGGGTGTTCGTTCTTTTCTAACATTGAAATATAGCCATTACTAACGCCGGATATTCTGGAAAATTCGCGAAGAGAAAGTCCGTGTTCTGTACGGTAATTCTTCACGATGTCGCCGAGCGTCATTTTTATACACCACCTTTCTTTTATCTGTTTAATATATTATACAATGGTTCAACAAATAAAGCAATACAAAATTTAATATATTAAACGCTGTTTAACATATTGACAGTAAGTGTTTAATATGTTAAGCTAAAACCAACAAAACAAGAAAGGAGAAACACTCATGGGATATAAGATTAAAGAAATCAGAGAAGAAGCAGGCATGACACAGGCGGAACTTTCGGAAAAATCAGGAGTGACGAGAAGCATTATAAACGGGCTTGAAACCGGGAGAACAACGACAACAACAACGGACACGTTGAAGAAGATTGCTTCCGCACTCAATAGAAAAGTGAGTGAAATTTTTTTTGATTAAAACGCTTAACATATTAAGCAACAAAAAGCCCATGGCATAAACCACGGGCAAAAGGCAAATCAAACACAAGAAGCGATAATAAATTCCTTAAAAGAAGAAACGTCTTCTAAAGAATTCAATTTTGCTTTCCAGTGAAGCTGCTTTTTATTTTTCTGTGCATCAAACAAAGGATTGTTCATATTGTCCGCCTTAACGTCAGAGGGAAGGCGAAGGGACAACCATTTTGTGCGAGCGGAAAGACGAAAACGAAGGAAATCGTTATATTCGCCATAAATTAGGCTTGTATAATTATCACTTCTTTTATCAAGACGAAGATCAGAAATATCAACAGAAGAAGCAAGAAAAGAAAATACATTGTCGATAAATTCTTGCTCCTCATCGTTTAAACAAACAGGCTGTTTGTTATCGTCAATAACAAGAATGTGTTCTGGATCTCCGTAAGAAATACTGAAAATGCCTTTTACTTCACTCATAAAAACACCACCTTTCTAAAGGATTGTACCACAAACAAAAGGAAGGAGAAACAAAAATGTGGAAATGGGAAAGAACGGGATTAGCAATCAAAAAAGCGGGATGCGTAACGGCGGAAATAATGTGGAACGATACGGAAGAAGAATGGATTCTGTATGCAAAACCCGGAAATACATCAGAGTTGGAAAAACTGGGACCGCTTGAAGGGTTCAAAAAAGAAGATTTGAAGCACGTCGAGAAAAATGCAGACGAAGTAATACAAGATTATATTGACGACCTGATAAGCGAATGGAAGGAGACGAAAGAGAAATGGGAACATTCTACAAACCATTAACGCCCGCCTTCCGATCCGATATCACGGCCGGCATACATAAAAACATGACAGAGCTAAACGCCTGTCAGCCGAACGCCTTAGTCAATATACAGAAAATCGGACTGATCCAGTTGGAAAAGTTAATAAACGCACTTCCTGATGGCTACCCGATACCATTGGAAAGGAGAAACGGCAGCGAATGAGAAAACAAAAATTTACTTCTTACATCATAGCGGCAGCAGTCGCGGCTTTTATTTCCGGTTTCGGAGCGGGAACGGCAGCAGAACAGCACACGCAGGAAGAAGCCGCCCGGCAGCAGTCAACGGAAATGGTAACTTTACAGATTTATAACGAAACACAGAAAACATGGGACACCTATCAGGGAACGCTTGACAGCGAATGTGGACTTCACGGCGACTGGAAATACGAGATCATGGGAAAAGAACTGGTATTAACGGGCGCACGTCTGATCGGACAAGTCCCGGAAGGAGAGTAAATGGCAAGAATTAGTTTTCAAGTGCAACCGATACCGGGCGAAAAGAAATTCAAGGACTTTCAAGAGAACTTCGAAACAATCATGGAAACGCTGTTATATTTGCAAAATGCTTTTCCGAAGATTATCGAAGATCTGGAAGATCCAGAAGACCGTTACGGCGTGGACGTGATAATCGCATTTGACGCGGATCACATCGAAGCACCGGACGGGCAGAAAGGTTTCGGAGTATTCGACACAGACACGGATCGCATTTACATAGCGGCAGACATTCCAGAACCGGAAGAAACGCTGATTGAAACGACGGCGCATGAATTCATGCATTATATCCAGAAGATTAAAGGAAAGCCGTATCTGGAAGAAGAAGCGGAACATTTCGCCGAAACGGTCAGATATCAGGTCAAACGACGGATCACAGACACACGGGCGCAGACACAGCCAAAGAAACGACATTTCAAGAATCCGGCGCAATATATCGGAAGTAGAAAGAAAAGAAAGAAGATCGTTCGCGGCAAATAACCGGAACGCGGGGCGATATATGAAAAAAGAAAGAAAAATCATCATGACATTATCCGGCGACGGCCTGACGGCGGACGAACTGGGGCGACTGGAAAGGACAATCAGACAGATCAACTACACACGCCGGAAAAATAAAGATACCGAAATTCGGTTCAACTACTCACTGAAAGGAGATCTAACCAATGAAGGAAGAAAAGACAATCGAACAGGCGTTGAAGGACGCGGCAGAACAGGCAGGAGCAAAACCGGAAGAAATGAAAACCGTTGCGGTCGAACAGATCGCCGGGATTCATGTTTTTAGTTCGGACATGAAGAAACCGCCGATCGTGTTAATTGACGGCGAATTTGTGGACGTGGCGACACTTCTTGGATATGCAATCAGCGAATTCATAGACGGAGCAGTAGCGCAGGGAACGCAACGCGCACACGTCGAAAGATTCATGGTCGGCATAACACAGAAGGCAATCGCGACATCAAGAGCGGAAGCATACAGAAAAGCTGTTCAGGAAGGAGAAAAACACTAATGGGAATCATGGACGCATTTAAACCGGAAGACCGGACAGAGATTACATATTCTAATTTTTACAACCTGATTAAACAGGCGGCGCAGTACGAAATTGTAATGAACGCCATTAATTGCAACGTGCCACACGGCTACATACGGGAGACAATGACAGGGAAGAAAGAGGAACACAAAGAAGAAAAACCGGTCATGGGAGTGGTAAACGTAAACTTTGACAGTGAAGAGTTCAAAAGAATCATGGACGAAACGATCAAAGAGAACTTCGGACCGGACGCATTGGAAGAAATACCGGCGGATCATATACAAGCAGGCGCAAAACCGGTTCACGGAACAAGAAAGCGCACGATCGAGAAAGCAAAGAAGAAAGGAACGAAGAACCATGGCAAAAATGAACCTGAAATTTAGAGATTTCTTAACCTTATTAAGTCCGGCACAACATATCACGGTACAGGACGAAGACAACCCATTAAAACAGGGAGAATCTGACGCGATCTTCAAAGGAAAAGTCGCGAAAGCCCGTCGGGAAGAAGAACTGGCAGACCGTGAAGTAAAAATGATAGCACCGACAGGAGATCCAGATCTTCCGGGAACTTATGTTTTCAAGATCTGGCTATATAAATAATGACAGTCGGAGAGATCAGGGAAGTATCGCAGCCGTCGGCGCGCGCATGGATCGAAAAAGACGGGAACGTATTATTTGCAGACTGGTTTTATAAGGTCCCGGAAGACCTTCTGAAAGCAAAGGTCAAAGAATTTGCATTTGCGCCGGAAATCTGTCACAAGAACTGGGAAAAATTAGGACTTACAAGCCCGATGCAACCGGAAGAAATGCCGGACTATAGTTTTTCTGATTTAATGATGAAACTTTACTACAGAATGAAAATATAAAGGAGATCTAACCAATGGCACTAAACAAAGCATTATTCAGCAGCGACAAAGAGGACTGGGCGACGCCACAGGATTTTTTCGACAGCTTAAACGAAGAATTTCACTTCAATTTAGATCCGTGTGCAGATCCTGAAAATGCAAAATGCGACCGATTCTTCACGAAAGAAGAAAACGGACTTTTGAAGGATTGGGGGGGGGGAGTTGCGTTTTTTGCAATCCGCCATACGGCAGGAAGACAACGGGAGAATGGATCGAAAAGTGCTACAAAGAAGCACAAAAAGAGAATACGACCGTTGTTGCGCTTATACCGGCACGTACTGATACAAAGTTTTTTCACGATTACATATACGGGAAAGCGGAAATCCGGTTCATAAAGGGCCGGTTAAAATTCGGCAACAGCAAAGACGCCGCACCGTTCCCGTCAATGGTAATTATTTTTAGAAAGGAAGAAAGCATGGACGCGATAAAACAGAAAATCTATGAACTGACAGAAACGGAGTTGAAAGCAGCAAACGAAAAGTTCCCACTTTTCGTAAGTTCTCACGAAGCCTACGGCGTAATTTTTGAAGAATTCGACGAGACACGCGACGAACTGGAATCATTAGAATATAGCATCGATCAATTTTGGTCGGACGTAAAAGAAAATTCTTCGGAAGATGTAAAAAACGACAGACTGACGCGGATTTATGAAAAATCAATCGATCTTGCAGTCGAAGCGATCCAGACTGCAGCAATGGCGCGAAAAGGAATTTTAAGCAGCTACCAGAAAGGAGATCCGGCGCATGGAGAAACGACAGAGAATTGAAGAAGCGTTAAAAGAAATCGGGATCTATACAGCGGAAGACTTAAACAGAGCAATCAAAGAGGAAAAACCGCTTGATCTGGGAATCATGACCGGACAGGCGGAAGCAATGAGAAAGGCGGGCTAAATGGATACAAAGGGAAATCGAATCATAGCCGTTGATTTTGACGGAACACTACATACGGGAACATGGCCGGAAATCGGCGACGTAAACATGACCGTTTTTAATTTTTGCCGAAATGAGCAGTTAAACGGCGCACGCCTGATCCTCTGGACGAACAGAACAGGGGAGCAGTTGGAAGACGCGGTGGCGTGGTGCAAGGACCGCGGGATTGAATTTGACGCGGTAAACGAAAATCTGCCGGAACTGATCGAATTATACGGGAACGACTGCCGGAAGATCAATGCGGATATTTACATAGACGACAAGGCAGTAAATCCAATGAGAAGACGGCAGGTCGCCGGACTTACATCATTAAACCCATACGATAACCCGGCAGACCGGGAAGCGTTCGCACAGATCCAGAAACAGAAAGAAGCAGAAAGAAAGGAATCTAACCAAAATGAAGAGATTAAAAAGAATTCTGAAAGCGATATCCAGACGAAAGAGACAAGAGAGATTGAAACGCAATTACAATAAATATTCATTACAGATCCCGCGCCTGATGAAAGCGGAAACGATCATGGAACTGGATTTCACAGCCGGATATCTGATCGGACAGTTTGAAGCGGCTTACGAATATGGGGAACTGTCAGAGAAGCAACATGACGAGTTAACCCAGATCGTCAACTATATTCACGAAGGGCAGAGACAAAAAAAGGAAAATGAATAAAAGAAAAAGCGGATTACAGAAGATAAAAGACTTCCGTGATCCGCCTTTTCGAACGATATCGAAATCTAACCAAAACCATAATACGCCCGGAAGGAGTGAAAAGTCAATGAAAAAGACATATGAAAATAGCCGTTTAGAGTGGTTGACGAGTGAAGAAATAGAAGCAAATAACGAAAATGAATCTATCGTGATTGTACAGGTAAGCGTAAGAACCGCTTACCCGGTTATACAAGTAGAAAATAATCTGCAATGCAAAACCCGCTTCTTGTGTGAAGTGGTAGATCGGGAAGAATACGAAAAAACCACGAAGAAAGGACAGATCAAAGAACTTGAAAAGAAGGTCGAAGACCTGACGGAAGAGAACGAACAACTTTTCTGTAATTTGCAGAACGCGGAAAGGTGGCAAAAAATAGAAAACGAAAGAGCCATGAAAGCAGAAAAGAAAATTAGAGATATGGAAGCCGGATTCAGAGAATTAGAACGTATATTCGGAGATTTGCCACCGGAAATCGTATCGCTGTACGATATACCAGAAATAAAGGACTAAAACACGAACGCGTGTTTCTTCTATATATAAGAAAGAAATCTTAACCGTCCTTGTAATGGGTATTAACAAATCAGACACTATTGTTTTTATATATAAAATAAATAAATACATACATGGACGGAAAGGGGGATTCTATGAAGCAGAAACGAAGCTATGATAACTACGACTACAACGAAGCGTACCAGTATGATCTTGACAAAGAGATAGAGAAGGCAGCAAAAGAGAAATTCAGACGTGAGAATCCCTTGTTGATAGATTTCGAAGAACAGTGGAAGGAACAGCAGGCAAAACTTGAAGAATGGGAATACGAACGACTGTTGAAAGAAGGGAAGGTGGAAAGTCTTTACAGAACATCAACGATCAAGTGTAAAAACATAAAATCCGGGAAAGAGATTGCGGAAGTGATGATCTATCCGTCTTTCTATAACCGGGCAGATATGCCACACACGAAGAAAAAGAGAGAAACGAAGCCGTCACAAAGGAATTTGAACGACAAGAACGCCCGTCGATATGTGATCCGCCTTGCGAATATCAATTTCGGTTCAGGGGATATCTGGGCGACGTTCGGGTGGGACGATCACTACATACCGGAAGACATAGAGAGAGCAAAAAAGGATGTGACGAATTTTATCAAGCGAGTGAACCGCAAGAGAAAGAAACGTGGGTTCGATAACATGAAATATATCTACGTTCTGGCCGTGGACAATTACACACGCCCACATTTTCACATTCTTATGAGCGGAGACGGCGTGGATCGCGACGAATTAGAAGCAATGTGGGGAAAATGCAAGCGACCGAACACGCGCCGGGTAAAACCGGACGAAGATTTCGGAATAACAGGCCTTGCGACCTACATTTCCCAAAATCCGCATGGGACAAAACGGTGGTGCAGTTCAAAGAACCTGAAAAAGCCACCAGAGCCGACAAGATCATACCGGAAATTCAAGAAACGCCGTGTTGAGAAAATGGCAAAGGATCACGAAACACTGAAACAGAGCCTTGAAAAAGAATACGTGGGCTATCGCTTTTTAGACGCCGAAGTGAAGTTCAACACAGTGACAGCCGCGTTTTACATATACGCAAGAATGACAAGAGACTGAAAGGGGAGATCAAATGGCGGTCAAATTACAAAACATGAAAAATTCAGAGATCACGGAGCAGATAAAACTTTTTAACTGGGCGCGGTCGGTCCGGGAATTCATACCGGAATTAAAATTATTGCACCATATCCCGAACGAAGGGAAGCGGACGAACGGCGCATTGCTGAAAGCTGCCGGAATGGTATCGGGCGTTCCCGACTTGTCACTTCCGGTAGCGCGCCGGGGATTCAACGGTCTGTACATCGAAATGAAATTCGGGAACAACAAGCCGACAAAAGATCAGGTCGAATTTATGGCAATGCTGAAAGATCAGGGATATAAAACGGCGGTTGTATATTCGGCAGAAGAAGCGCGAAGTCTGATCCGGCATTATCTGGCACGGGCAGACAACTTCGATCTGGTTAATTGCGAGGAAGCCCCGAAAATATTCGGGTGTTGCGAAGGTATCGAAGCAGACTGGACGCCGTGCGCGAACTGTGAACTGTACAAGAAAAATAAACAGCCGGAATGGTAGGAAGGAGAAAGAATAATGTTTGTAAGATTAAGAGATTTCAAAAGACTGATAAAAGAAGCCTACACGGGAGCGGGCTTATACGTTGCGCGCCGGGGAAATCAGTTGCTTTTCGGCGGCTCATACTGGGCGATCGCCACGACGAAAGAATCACTGGATAAAAAGGCACTGGCAGCAGTGATCGAATTAACGGGAGAAATGCCGGAAGATGGGGGGGCTTTCAAGGCGACGAAGGAAGCCAACCAATACGAGATCAACGAAGTACACTGGAATTTGATAGACGCAACGGAGAAGTACGAAGACGAAGAAGAAAAACTGACAGTGACACGCCTTGTATTAAACAAACACCCATACGGTCAGACCATGCGGATTCTACAGGCAGAAGACGGACGGGTGGATGTACTGGGAGAAGGATTTATACAGGCAATCGATCCGTCGTCGATGAACACCGATTACGAATACGAGATCGAGGGACCGTTCATCAATCGGCATTTTCCGAAACAGGTATACTGGAGAAGCGAAGCAACAACCCTGACCGCATTTCTTTTCGACCGCGACGATATGAAAGAAAAAGATCTTCTGGACTATTTGCAGAACACAAAGATCGAAGGATAAGGAGAAACGGCCATGGCGTATAAATTGGACAAAAACACAAAAACGATCGTCCGGGCAATCATGAAGGATCAGGAGAAGCGAGACAGGAGAAAACACACCGGGCAGTATACGGCGTTCGACCGACAGGTAGATAAGGCAATCGAAGAAGCAAAAGAGAATATCGAACTGCAAGGATTCACGGGAAGCACACGCGATCAGGTTATCGGGAAGATCTGCCAGAGTTTGAAAGATAATACGCCGTGGGAGTTATTAGGCGAAACATATTGTTGTCGCCGTCTGTTTTACGAATACCGGAAAGAATTCTGTTATCACGTGGCGGCGTCAATGGATATGATCGGCAGCAGGAAGACAGGTCAGAAATGACCGGACGCAGAAGATAGAATGGAGAGTGACAAGTGGCGAAAGAATATGCAAAAGCCTTTTACAATTCTGAAGCATGGAAGAAGACACGGAAAGCATACTACGACAGCAAGGGCGGAATGTGCGAGCGTTGTCAGAAAGAATTCGAAGAAGGCAAACGCAGCTTGAAAGAAGTCAACATCGGAACGATAGTACATCACAAGAAATGGATCACGCCGAAGAATATCAACGATCCGAACGTCACGTTGTCGTGGGATAATCTGGAAGTCGTGTGCGACGAACACCACAACACAGAGCATCACGGCAAGCCGAAGCGATACAGGTTCGATCGTGACGGCAATATCATTCCGACAAAAACATTTTCCTGAAAATCAAAAACAGATCAGCCAAAAACAAAAACGAAATCGCGAAAAGCGCGCCAACTACTCCCCCCGGTGGTAAAAAAATTTTTTACCAGAAAGAACCGAGGGAGCTAGGTAAAAAAAACTCTCCGCAGGCGCGCGCACGTGAGAGGGGGTGCAAATGCATGGATTTAGAGAAAGATAGAGAGGTAAAACCCGAAGAAGATCAGGTTTTACCGGAGTTATTGGAACTTCTGGAAATATTCAGAGATTTGCCGGAAGCACGGAAAAAGAACCTGAAAACGAGACTGAAAAAAGAAGCAGCGGGCGAGATTTTAACCGAAGCAGAGGTCGAAAAGGAACGAAAAAAGATCATGGAATTGTTCAAGGACGTTGAGGACGACCGGAAAAAGAAAATGATCGAACGCAAGGTAAAAGAAATGGCTTTTCAGGCCGTGGCGATCCGGGAAGCGAAATACTCAATCATGACGGAAGGGTTAAAGACCGAAGTTGTCAACGGCTCACAAAGATACATGAAAGAGAATCCGGCAGTTGCAACCTTCGACAAATATTCACGGGCGTATAACTCAAATATCGACAAACTGATCGAGTATTTACCACAACAGCAGACGGAGAAAATAAGCAAGTTGGCAGCGTTCAGAAATGCATAACGTATATGTGAATTACATTGTCGAATATCACGACAAGATCGAACGCGGGCAGATCATAGCGGGAAAATGGATAAAGAAAATTTATAAAATCCTAGTTGACGGCATAAAATCCGGCGACTGGGATTTTGACGCAAAAAAAGCAAATAAGGCGATCCAGTTTATCGAAAATTTCTGCCACCACTCAAAGGGGCGGAATGACCTTTTCAAGTTGGAACTATGGCAGAAAGCTATTGTTTCGGCAATCTTCGGAATACTGGATAAAAAGACACACCGACGGCAGTTTCGGGAAATCTTTCTTCTAGTCGGACGTAAGAACGGGAAAAGCCTTTTCGCGGCGGCAATTATGGCATATGTGGCGTATATCGACGGAGAATACGGCAGCGAATTATATTGCCTTGCGCCGAAACTGGATCAGGCCGATATCGTGTATGACAGCTTTTACAAGATCACACAAGCGGAAGAAGAACTGGCAGAAGTGACAAAGAAGCGGCGATCCGATATCTACATAGCGGAACTAAACACCACAATAAAAAAGATTGCGTTCAACGCAAAGAAGGCGGACGGCTTCAACCCAACAATGACAACCAATGACGAAATGGAAGCATGGCCGGGCGATCAGGGTTTGAAGCAGTACGAAGTTATGGTATCAGGTACGGGAGCGCGAACAGAGCCGATCACGCTTTCTACATCAACCGCAGGATATGTCAACGACGGAATCTTCGACGAACTGATGAAACGATCAACAGCTTTCTTGAAAGGATCAAGCAAAGAAAGACGATTGCTTCCGTTCCTGTACATGATCGACGATCTGGAAAAGTGGAACACAAAAGAAGAACTGGCAAAAGCTAACCCAAATTTAGGCGTATCGGTTCAGTGGGAATTCTTTGAAGAACAGATCGCGATCGCGCTACAGTCGTTATCGAAAAAAGCGGAATTCATGACGAAGTATTGCAATATCAAGCAAAATTCTTCGATCGCATGGCTTGACTATGAGACGGTAGCGAAGGCAGCAGGACAACCGCACACACTGGACGACTTCCGGGGTTGCTATTGCGTGGCCGGTATCGACCTTTCACGAACAACCGACCTGACGGCCGTTTCACTGGTTATCGAAAAGGGCGGAAAGAATCACATTATTACACAATTTTTCATGCCGCAGGAACGCTACAACGTGGCAATCGACGAAGAAGGCGTCCCATACAACATTTTCAAAGAACAGGGCTATCTCACGATATCGGGAGAACATCAGGTAAATTACAAAGACGTGTTCGCGTGGTTCGTGCGCCTGATAAAAGAATATAAGATCAGGCCGCTAAAAGTCGGTTACGACAGATATTGCGCGGGTTATCTGGTGGAAGAAATGAAAGAATCAGGCTTCCACATGGACGACGTATATCAGGGAACGAACCTGACGCCTATATTAAACACATTCGAAGGGGATCTGAAAGACGGAATGTATTTGATTGGAGAAAACAACCTGTTAAAATCCCACCTGTTAAACGTGGCCGTTCAGATCCAGACAGACGACAGCAGAATGAAGCCCGTCAAGATCGAAAAGAGAGCGCACATCGACGGCGCAGTATCGATCTTCGATGCACTGGCCGTAAAAATGAAATACCACAAGGAAATCGGCAGACAATTACAAAATGCAGCATAAGAGAGGGCGCGCCCCTCTCTTTTTTGCGTCTGAAAACAGGTCAGAAATGAACGCACTTAAAAGATAAACTGAACTGTGAATAAAGCCGAAAGGGGGTAGAACGAAACGGGAATATTAAAAGATTTTGCGACATTCCGCAAAATGAAGTTCAGTCCGATTTTCACAATCCGGGGCGAATACAACGCGTCGGCGGATATGGACGCAAGCGATATCATCGGATCAATAACAAACTGTATCGCAACGAACGTCGGAAAACTGACACCGCAGTTGATTCGCACAGATTCGCGCGGAATGATGATTCGCGACGATTATCTAGCGAAACTTCTTTCCTTGCGTTGGTCGCCGGAATTGTCCGTATATGACGCACTGTACAAAATGGCGGCACAGCTTGTCAGAAATTCCAATGCGTTCGCAGTGATTTTTTACAATGACGATTTTTCAAAAGTCAAAAGCATTGCGCCGATCACGACACGCGGGTTCAGAGTGTGGGAAGACGAAGAAACCGGAGCAATGTTATTCCGGTTCACGTGGGACTATGACGGGAAGATCTACACGGTCCCGTATCAATCCGTGATCCACCTGAAAGCGAGATTCGACAGAAAGCGTTTTTTAGGATCTGAACCAGATCCGGCATTGAAAAACACACTGGAACTACTGGACGCAACCGGACAGGCATTGCGGAATCTGGTTAAAAATTCCGCCAACCTGAAAGGTTATCTGAAATATAACAACTTTGCGGACGACGAAGAACTGAAAAAGAAAGTAAAAGAATTTCAGGAAGCATACATGGACGCGAGCAACGAAGGCGGACTAGGTGGACTGGATAACACAATGGAATTCCACGAAATCAACCAGAAAGCCCCAACTATTCCGACGCTGCAATCGCAGTTTTTACGCGATAACGTATACCGGTATTACAACGTGAATGAAAATATTTTGATGTCAAAATTTTCAGAATCAGAGTGGAACGCATTTTACGAAAGCGTGATCGAACCGATAGCCCTTCAATTATCACTTGAATTCACATTCAAATTACTGACGGAGCGGGAAAGAGGATTCGGAAACAAGATCATATTTTCTTCAAATCGTTTACAGTATGCGACATTGCAGACACGATCAACAATCGGATCGGTTCTGTATGACCGAGGGATTATCACAATCAATGAATTCCGGGAACTTCTTTACTATGAGCCGATCGAAGACGGCGACGTAAGAATGGTATCACTGAACTACGTCAAAGCGGACGATCAATCACTGTACCAGACGGGGCAGCAGGACGGAAGCGGCGGCAATGGACCGCCGGAAGGCGACGGACAGCAGCAGGCGGCGAAAGTACCGCTTGAAATGCTTATGAACGCTATCTATGTACAAGCAAAACTGAAAGGGGGCAGACAATGGCGGACGTATTAAAAGGGCTTGAAATCAAAAACATGACCGACGTTTCCGCGGATCTCTACTTTTACGGCGATATCGTGTCGGACTGGTGGGGAGCATGGCAGAACGAAGATCAGTACCCGGACGCAATCAAGAATTTTCTTTCGCAGGCAGAAGGAAAAGACTTGAATGTATATGTTAATTCCGGCGGCGGATCAGTGTTCGCAGGAATGGCGATCTACAACATGATTAAACGCCACGGAGAAAAAAACAAAGTGAAAGTATACGTGGACGGCTTGGCCGGTTCGATTGCATCTGTAATCGCATTTGCGGGAACAGAGCCGCCGGAAATTCCGTCGAATGCATTCTTGATGATTCACAAGCCATGGGGCGCAATTTCCGGCAATGCGGACGAAATGCGAAAAATGGCGGACGATCTGGATAAAATACAGACCGGAATCATGAACGTATACGAAGAACATCTGGCGGAAGGCGTCACGATCGATCAGGTGGAAGCGTTGGTAAACGCCGAAACATGGTTAGATGGCAAAGAAGCGGCAAAGTATTTCAATATCGCACAGACAGACGCGGCCGATTATGTGGCGGCAGTCGGCGACTATTTGAACCACGCCGGAAAGTTGCCGGAAAAATTCAAATCACACCAGAAACACCCGGAGCAGACACCGAAGGGACCTACACCGGAAGAACAGGCGAAAGCGGCAGCAGACGCCGAAAAAAGAAACCAGATCAAAAGATTATGTATCGAGGGAATGACGAAAGGAGAATAAAGCGAATATGAAGCATGAAGAACTTGTGAACATGAACATGAAAGACCTGAAAGCGAGACTGAAAGAGATCGGCACACAGGCACAGACAGCAGAAGGCGAAGTACTGGACTCACTGACAACCGAAGCCGAAGACATTAACGGCATTTTACAGGACATTCAGAACCGCGCAAATATCGCGGGACTGGCAGCGCAGGCGGGCGACGATCACGACGACACACCGGGAGAGAAAGGCGACGACGTGAAAAATAAAAAACGTGAAGAAAGAGGGCAGAACCTGAAAGACGGAAAGACAGTACAGTTCAACGCAAAAGTGGCGTTCGGATCTGTACAGAACGCGCTTTCTGTCACACAGGCAGTCACACCGAAACACACTGCAAGCGACGTAAAAGAGACATTCAACGACGTTTCTTCACTGGTGGATCGCGTCAGAGCAATTCCGTTAAATGGCGGCGAAACATATCAGAGAGGATATGTAAAAAGCTACGGCGACGGCGCAGGAAACACGGCGGAAAGCGCGGACTATAGCGCAACAGAACCGACATTCGGATATGTAACCATGGAGAAACAGAAGATCACAGCATATACAGAAGAACCGGAAGAAATGGTTAAACTTCCGAACGCTGATTACGATTCTGTAGTAGAAGGATCTGTCACACGTGCGATCAGAAAATATATGAATCGTCAGATCATGATCGGCGACGGTACAAGCGGAAAATTCAAAGGCATTTTCTACAACCCGACAAAAGCAACCGATCAGGTTATTGATCCGGCGACCGACCTTTCTATGAAAGCGATCACAGACGAAACACTGGACGACATTATCTACGGTTACGGCGGCGACGAAGAAGTGGAAGACGTTGCAGTTCTGATCCTGAACAAAAAGGACCTGAAAGCGTTTGCGAAACTGAAAGACAAACAGGGGCGCAAATTCTACACAATCGTAAACCACGGAAACACCGGAACGATTGACGGCGTACCATACGTTATCAATTCCGCTTGTAAAGCTGTGACAGATGCACAGACTTCAACAGCAGAATACTGCATGGCGTACGGACCACTTAGCAACTACGAAATGCCGATCTTCTCTGATATCGACGCGAGAAAATCCACCGATTACAAATTCAAACAGGGACAGATCGCATATAGAGCAGATATCTTCGCGGGCGGCGCGGTTGCTGCATATAACGGATTTATCCGCGTGAAACGACCGGAAGCAGGAAAATAAGAAACAGGAAGGACGGCTAAACAATGACATATAACGAACTTGTGGACGCGGCAAAATTGCGCGTCCGAAAACTTTCAAATGATGCATTAGACGAAGACGTGAAAACCCACGTTGATTTCGTACTGGCAGACCTGAAAAGAATCGGAGTGAATGAAGAAAAGTATCTGAAAGCCCCGGAAGATCCGCTAATCATTGGGGCCGTCCTTGCGTATGTAAAAGCATATTACGGAATGGACGCATACCACGAAAAATGGTTAGCGGCCTACAATATGCATTTAACCAGAATCAAAGGGGGCGACTACAAATAGACGCATATATCACACTGGTTGAACCGGGCGAAACCAAAGAAGAAGACGTCAAAAACGGCGTGATCGCAACCGTTGAACCGATCGGTCGTGATGAATTTGTGGCAGCAGGACAAAAGGGTATGAAAGCCCGCCACAAGTTCGACGTATGGGGCAACGAGTACAACGACGAACAGGAAGTTGAATACAACGGTCGCCGCCTGACGATATACAGAAGTTACGGCCCAAAAGACGACGGAAAGATCGAACTGTACGCCGGAGAAAGGGCGGGCAATGTGTGAAAGTAAAGATAGACATTGACGGGCTTTCCGACGCGGTACAAGAAGAATTGAAAAACTGGCAGAAAGACACGTGCAACCCGGTTCTAAACGAAGCATACAAAGCGGGAGCAGAAGAAGGGAAGAAAGTTCTTTTGCAGGGCGGACCATACAAGGAGCGCACCGGGAAGTATACGAAGGACTGGGACGTAACGCAAAGAGACAGCAGAGCCGGAAGGATAACCGGGACAGAAAGTTATTCAGTACACAACAAAAAACATTATCAATTAACACACCTTTTGCAGAACGGACACGCAAGCAGAAACGGCGGGCGTGTCAAAGCCTATCCGCACATCGACGGCGCGGAAGAAAAGGCAGAAAAGGCAGCAACAGACTATATCGAGGATAAGTTAGGGGGATAACATGCCGACGATTGAAGAAATCATCAAAAGAGCAACGGCGATCGGGCTTCCGATCACGAAGAACGCATGGAAGAAGACGGCGAAAAAGCCGGTCCCTGATCCACCGTATATAATCTATCTAGTTAGTGAGGACCAGAGGGGCGACGATAACAAGAACAGAATCCGGGAGATCGACGGATCACTGGAACTGTACACGGACAGAACGCCGGACGGATCACTGGAAGAACGGATCGAAGAAGAAGTTCTTTTCGATCTGCAGTTTGGCAAATATCAGGCAGAGATCACTTCCGAAAACATGGTTCAGACGGCGTATGAATTCAATATCACGCAGAAGAAAGGCAGGAAATAGAAATGGCAGAAACAGAAAGAATTATTCTGGGATCTGGAAACGTCCATATGAAATTATTTGACGGGAATCTGCCGTCGGTTGATGAAATTTGTACAGACGAAAATCAGATCTCATACATTCAGGGCGGAGCAACCATTGAGTACAAGCCGAGTTATTACACGGCAAAGGACGACACAAGAAAGATCCAGAAAACCGTTATCACAGACGAAGAAGCAACAATGAAAAGTGGCTTAATGACATTTTGCGGAAACACGCTTGAAAAGATCTGTGATACCGCCCGCGTAAGCTATGCGGAAAAGACTTCGACCAAAAAGAAAAGAAGAATCGTAAAAGTCGGCGGCGGAAACAATCAGGGCAGAAAGAAATATGTAATTTGTTTCCACCATGAAGATCCGGTGGACGGCGATATCTGGGTAATGATTGTCGGAAACAATCAGGCCGGTTTTTCCCTTGCGTTCGCAAACGACAAAGAAACTGTCGTAGACGCAGAATTCACGGCATTACCGCAGGACAAAGAAGGAACGCTGATTCACTACGAAGAAGAAGTTCTGGAAGATACACAGAGTTTGAGCGATACAACCGAACAGAAACCGGTCGCAGATAAATAAAACAGATAAAACGATCACAAGGCGGCGTATAGACAAAAACGCCGCCTTTTTTCAGAAGGAGAAAAGACAATGGCGAACATGAATTTTGATTTCAATAAAATTAACAGATCCTTTTTCACGGTAACACTTACGGACGGAAAGAAATTACTGGTTAAGATGCCGAAGAAAGGAACATTCGGAAAACTGGCAGCAGTTCAGGACATGGATACCGACAATATGACAATGGACGACGCAATGGATACGCTAGGCGCGATCGTTGCAGAAGCCCTGTCGAACAATTTACAGGGCGAAAAGATCACAACAGAATACATCACGGATCAGTACGACGTGGAAGAAATGTCAGAATTTGTGGATAACTATATGGCATTCGTGAACGGAGCAAAGAAAAACCCAAACTAATTATTCCGTACTATGACGATCCAGAATACGAAGAACCAAAGTTTCCGCTGAAAACGAAGTCTGAAAAGTTAGTGATTAACTATACCGGTCTAAATATGTGGGAAGTGGAAGAACTGGATCTTGACGTCTATCTGTTTTTAGTACGGGAAGCATTTATCTATTACACAAGCCAAACAGAGAAGGGGCGGGAGTACCTAGAAAATTGTTGGCGCATGAAGCAGACAAAACCGGACCGGCAGCGTCTACGCGAAAAATTCAGCAAGAAAGGGGGAGAATAAATGGCGTCAAAAGGCAAAATAGCCGGAATTACTATCGAAATCGGCGGCGATACCACGAAATTAGATAAAGCCTTACAGGGAGTAAATAAACAAACCAGAGACGCACAAAAGGAACTGAAAGAAGTAAACAAATTACTGAAATTAGATCCAAAAAATACGGAACTTCTGGCGCAGAAACAAAAATTACTTGCAGAATCGATCGACGGGACAAAAGAAAAACTGAATATCCTGAAAGACGCCGAAAAACAGGTTCAACAGCAGTTCGAAAACGGCGAAGCATCAGAAGAACAGTACAGAGCGTTGCAACGCGAAATCATTCAGACAGAACAACAGTTGAAAAACCTGAAAAAACAGGCAGAAGACAGCAACGGCGCACTGGATAAGATCGGAGAAGCTGCCGGGAAGATTGGCGAAAAGTCCGAAGCACTGGGAAAGAAGTTAATTCCGGTAACGGCGGGAATAACAGCAGTCGGAACGGCGGCCGTGGCATCATTCAATGAACTTGACGAAGGTTACGACACAATCATAACGAAAACAGGAGCTTCAGGAGAAGCACTGGACGGATTAACAGAATCTATGAACAATGTGTTCGGAGATCTTCCGACAGATGCGGAAACGGCCGGAATTGCGATCGGGGAAGTCAACACAAGATTCGGCGCGACGGGAGAAATACTGGAAGGCCTGTCAAAACAGTTTATCGAATTTGCAGAGATCAATGGAACTGATCTAAACGGTTCGATTGATTCAGTCGACGCGGTCATGACAAAGTTTAACGTCGATGCATCGGAAACGCCGTCAGTCCTTGGACTTCTGACGAAAGCCGGACAAGATACCGGAATTTCAATGGAAACACTACTGGGAACATTGCAGACGAACGGCGCAACACTAAAAGAAATGGGCCTAGATCTCACGGGTTCAGTAAATCTTTTGGCACAGTTTGAAAGCAGCGGCGTTGATGCATCAACCGCCATGGCAGGATTGAAAAAAGCACAGCAAAACGCAACAGCAGAAGGGAAGACATTAAAAGACGCATTATCAGAAACGATCGACAAAATCAAAAACGCAGGCAGCGAAACAGACGCACTGCAGGCAGCAACAGAACTATTCGGCAAGAAGGGCGCGGCAGAAATGACGCAGGCAATCAGAGAAGGAAGATTCAGCGTCGAAGATCTGACCGGATCACTGGACGATTATAAAACGACAGTAGAAGATACATTCAATGCAACATTAGATCCGCCGGACAAGGCGAAAGTTGCGTTGAATAATTTAAAAATCGCGGGCGCGGATCTTGGCGAAACACTGTTAAATACAGTTACGCCAATTCTTGAAAAAGTTGTCGATAAAGTAAAAGAATTCACAGCGTGGTTTTCAAGCCTATCAGACAGTCAGAAAGAAATGATCGTAAAGATTGCGGCGGTTGTGGCAGCAGTCGGACCGGCGTTGATTATCTTCGGAAAAGTGGCGTCGGGAATTAGTCAGATATGCGGTCTAGCGTCGAAACTGGGCGGCTTGCTAAAAGGTGCGCCCGCGCTCATGGGAATTTTATCGAATCCGGTAACGATTGTTATTGCATTGATCGCGGCAGCAGTCGCGGCGATCGTCCTATTGTGGAATAATTGCGAAGGTTTCCGAAATGCCGTAAAGAAAATTCTTTCAGCAATAACGGAATTCTTTCAGAACGCATGGGACAAGATTCAGGAAGCATGGGCGAACGCCCAACCATATTTCGAAATGATAAAAGAAGGAATCAAAACCGCTTTTTCGGTAGTTGTGGAAATCCTGACAGCACCGTTTCGAATCGCTTGGTTTTTAATAACTTCGATCTGGGACATTGCAACTACATATTTTCAGAATGTGTGGATCGGAATCCAGACCGTTTTTTCGGTCGTCGGGCAGATAATCGGCGGATTTTTCGAATCCGCATGGATCATTATAAAAGGCGTCTGGGATGTGGTTGTTCTGTATTTTCAAACAATCTGGTCGAATATACAGGCCGTATTTTCGGTAGTTGCTACAGTTTTAGGCGGATTTTTTCAAGTTGCATGGACCACAATTACAACAATCTGGGACGTGGCGACCGGGTATTTTCAAATGATCTGGTCTGTGATACAGGGAATTTTTTCAGTTGTACAGTCCGTACTTTCCGGCGACTTTTCAGGCGCATGGGAAGCGATAAAAGGCATCTGGTCAGCCGTGACTGGTTGGTTCGGTCAGGTATGGTCAGGGATTCAGAATATTTTCGGATCTGTCGGAAGTTGGTTCGAATCAATCTTTCAGTCAGCATGGAACGCGGTTCAAAATGTCTTTTCAAACTGGGGATCATTCTTTTCTGGCTTGTGGGGCATTATCCGAAACACATTTTCAAATCTGGGAACGTCTATCGCGAACGCGATCGGCGGCGCGGTAAAATCCGGGATCAATGGCGTAATATCTATGATTCAAAACACGGTCAATTCCGCGATCAGAATTATCAATGGAGCAATTAACTTAATTAACCGTCTTCCGGGCGTATCGGTTGGAAATGTCGGATATTTAAGTCTGCCACGACTGGCGAAGGGCGGTATCTTAACAAACGGCCGCGCGATTGTAGCGGAAGCGGGACCGGAGATCGTCGAAATGGTAAACGGTAAAACAATCGTTACACCACTTTCAGGAACAGCAAAGAACACGGCACTTGAAAGAAACTTCGGCGGACAGAAAGGAACACTGAAACAAGAAATCAGCATGAATATAGAAAATTTCTATAACAACAGAAAACAGGACGTACGCGAACTGACGGAAGAAGTTATGGAAATGGCGCAGGAATTAAAGGAAAGGGACGATAAAGTATATGCTTAATGAATTTTACGACGATATCAACAGTTTTACATACAACGGGCGGAATTCGCTTGATATGGGACTGGCAGTATACGAAAAAGAAAACATATACGGCCGTCCCAAACCTGTTATTGAAAAAGTAAACATTCCGGGACGTGGCGACGTGATTCTGAACAACAAAACAGATCCGATCGATAACGAAGAATACGAAGATTTCCAGAAGGTGTATAAATGCTATGTTATGCCGGAAGAATATCAGGATCTTGAAATGGTCGCCCGGAATGTGTATGCGTGGTTATACCAGACTGTGCAATATTCACGGCTTGACGACAGTTACGAACGCAATTATTACAGAATGGCCCACGTATCGGAAGAAATGTCGGTGGAAGAAATCGCCGCCGCACTTCTGGGGACCTTAGAAATACAGTTCACTTGCCACCCGTACAAATATTCATACGACGGCGAAAGAACACTAACACTCACAAAAGCGACAAGCATTTTCAATACAGAAGGCTTTACGGCCTATCCGTACATGAAGATCTATGCGACGGGTGCGGTTACGTTGTACATCAACGACCGCGCCCATACATTCAAGGAAATAGAAGACTATATCGAAGTAGACAGCGCGCTATTAAATGCGTACAAAGGGGACACGCTGCAAAATAACAAAATGACTACAACATTATTTCCGAAACTGACAGCGGGCGAAAATAAAATCCGGTGGACGGGCAATGTAAAGAAAATTGACATTGTGCCGCGGTGGTGCTGCCTGTGATACCGATTCTATATGATCCCCTTGAAACGCAATTTGATTCAAACGGAATCGGACTTCTGACGGACGCGATATCTTGCATTGTAGAGGAAGAAAGAAACGGATCTTTTGAACTGACTTTACAATATCCGCAAGAAGGACATCTGGCCGATTACATCGTGGAAGATGCAATCATAAAGGCAAAACCAAACGACAAAGACGAAGATCAGCTATTCAGGATCTATAAATCAGGAAAGCCAATCGGCGGCGTGAATACCTATTACGCCGAACATATCAGTTATGAACTGAACATGAATCCGGTATGCCGACCGAGAATATCCGGCAAAAACGCACAGGAAGCAATCGCGCAGCTATTAGAAGAAGCTGTGATCGAAAACAACTATACGGCGTGGTCGGATATCACAACCAGAAACAGCACACAGATAGACGACGTGTTAAGCGTCCGAAACATTCTAGGCGGGACAGAAGGATCAATCCTTGACGTCTGGGGCGGGGAATATCAATTCGATAACTTTATTGTGAAGCTGCATAAATCCCGCGGATCAGATACCGGGGCGACGATCCGGTACGGAAAGAACCTGATTTCAGCAGAACAGGAAAGAAACATCGGCGACGTGATAACGGCGATATTCCCGTATTGTTATTACACACCGGAAAAGGAAGAAGGAGCAACGGAAGAACCAGATCCGGTTTTCGTCTCCCTTCCTGAAAAGTTTATCAACACACCAAACGCGGGCAAATACGCCCGCCTAAAGTGTGCGCCGATGGATTTTTCAGACGAATTCGAAGACGGCGTGATCGTATCGGAAGAAATGCTTCGCAAGGTTGCAAAAGCCTATACAGAAAGCGGAATCGACGAACCGAAAATATCGATCAAAGCAACATTCCAAAATCTGAAAAAGACAAAGGACTATGAAAATATACAGGCACTTGAAACGATCGGAATTTGTGACACTGTAACGGTCATGATCGAAAAACTGGGAATCGAAGTCAAAGCAAAGATCATTAAATACTCATACGACAGCATCAAAGAGCGATTCGACAGTGTAGAGATCGGAGAGCCAAAAACAAACCTGACAAAAGCGATCACGGCAGCACAGAAGGAACAGAAAGAACAGATCGTAAAATCCGCCACCCGTGCGGAAATTATACAGAAGCGTATCGAACAGACCATAAAGGACGTGACGGCAGCGATTACGGGCAATTCCGGCGGCCATGTGCTTTTATACCCGGCAGAGAATCCGCAGGAAATCTATATCATGGATACAGATTCAACAGCAACGGCGAAAAACGTCTGGCGGTGGAATCTGGCCGGACTGGGACATTCAAGCAACGGAATCGGCGGACCGTTTGAAACGGCAATCACGGCAGCAGGTCAGATCGTGGCCGATTTTGTGGCGGTTGGAAAACTAAACGGCGCACTGATCGAAGCCGGGACCATTAACGCGGAATCCCTGTCAGTAGAGTATAAACAGAGCGTAAAGAAGTACACAGACGACGGCGACGCGAAACTGTTATCGGAAATGAAGTCAAGATTCGAAGTAACAGGCGAATCAATCACGGCGGAAGTGGAAAGAGCGCAGGCAGCAGAAAAGACCATATCGGACGATCTGAAACTGACAAAGCAGGACGCGGAAGATTTCAAAGAAAATGTCGAAGGAGCATTCCGGGACGGCATAATCACGGAAACAGAAGCACAGACGATCGAAAGATATATCAAAGAACTGGAAAAAGACAACGCTTCAATTCAGAAACAATATAACGCGGTTTTGGATTCAGCTTCAAGACAATCAGCAACAACGGGAAGCAATTTTTCGATTAAATTCAATGCAGAATGCAAGACGGAAATATCATCAAGTGGCACGAAATACGATTATCTGTATTTATTCTACCAGAAGGACGGCAAGATCTACAAAGCACTGAACAAAGTAAGCGGCGCAGATATCGCCGGGAAAACGTATATCGTGCCGTCAACAGATATTTATATTCAATGGTATTCGGATAGTTCGGGTAATAAATACTACGGATTTTCAATCGACGAGATCAAACAGGTATCAACGGCGGCAGATACAACCGGAACGGAAAGTACACTTCCGACTTACGAAGTGATCGAAGCTGCCACCGTGTCAATGATCCAGACGTCGCACCCATACGAAAATAATATGCGCAAGTTGTGGCATTACAAAAAGCGGACGGCCACACGGTCAACGCTCATCAGCAAGAAAAATGCATACACGAACGCATACAACGCGCTGATAACCGCAATCAACAACGCAATTTCAGACAAAAAGATCACGACGACAGAGAAAGCAAACGTCAATACGAAATTCGATGCATATAACGCAGCACTGGCGGATTTGAAAGAGACAATCGAAGCAGCGGGCGTGGACGTAGCAGCAGTCGCGGCGGCAGCAGTCGCAGAGTACGCAAGGGCGGCGATCAAAGTAGAAGCAGACAAGATCGAACTTCGGGTAACATCGGCGCAGGCGGAATCCCTGATCGAGCAAAAGGCGGATTCTATCAGATTGAAAGCGTCGAAGATTGCATGGTCGGCGACCTATTCTTCTATGAGTGAATCCGGCATTTTAAAATGTACGTCCGCAGAATTAAAAGGATCTATGAAATGTGGGTATGATTCCGGGTACTGGGTAGAACTTGCAGGAAGCGGAAGACTGACTGGTGGTTATGGATCGGCGCAATACGGATATATTGACTATTCAGCAAGTGCCACGGACGTAGACACCGGGGCAAGATACAACGGCCTACAAGTACAAGGCGGATGCATGAGAATTTCAGTCAATCAGTTAGCGACAAGAAAAACAAGCAACACCGGCACACTTGCATATATTGGAGCAACAGGCAAATTCGAATATATAAGCAAAATTCGGGACAACGGCGATGGGACGATCACATGGTGGAATTCAACTGTTAGTTTTGAGAATGGACTTATGGTTTCGTCACTGTAAAGGAGAAAAAAATGGAACTGGGAGAAACATTACAGATTTTAGAAGGAATTATCTACGAAAAGGCAAAAAGAGAATTGAAAGCGGCGGAAACGCCACTATCACTTCAAACGGTCGTCATGGATGCGGTAGCGGCAAAATTCAAAGAAGAAGCATATGAAAATTTGAGAATCCGCACGATGCAGAAAGAAACACAGACAGAAGCGCGCACCGGAACACCGGAAGAACTTCTGAAAGAATTAAATGAGGGAGAGGGGGCGAAGGAATAGTGAAAGGCTACGCAGCGGAAATAAACGGCGACGCAATCTTCCTGACGAAAGACGCACAACTTGACACGGCGTTAAAAAACGGTTGTAACATTGTCAGGATCGAAGATGACGACGGGCAAACAATAATTGCCACACCGGAAAACGGTTTTCTTGAAGACCGTCCGACGTTGGAAGAAACAGGAACAATGACCAACCCATACGCGGAAGCGTTGGCAATGCTAGAGAAAGGGGAAAACTAATGGCAGATATCACAATCACACAAAAGATCACGATCGAACTTGACGGGAAAAGCCCTTTTGAATATGTCGTGATGAAACAGGGCGACAAGGGTTCACGAATTCTGGCCGTCTCATTGTTACAAAACAAACAACCGTATGAAATCCCGACGGGTTGCACCGCGCGGATTAAATACTATAAGCCGGACGGAAACCCGGTATTGAACGACTGCACCCTGTCAGGGAATGAAATTCTTGTAACATATACGGAACAGATGTTAGCGGCTGCAGGCGTCGGAAAAGGCGAAATTGTTCTGTTAAAAGGCGGAAAGGAATTGAAGTCAGCAACCTACTACACGAAGATCGTAGAAACCGTATACAAGACAGACGGGTTCGTGAGTGACAAAGAATTTCTTTCTATGGGAACAATTTTTAACGATATGGATCAGGCAGCGCAGGCAGCGGCGGCAAACGCAAAGATCGCAGAAACTGCAGCAGCAGCGGCAAATCAGGCGGCCAACAGTGCAAACGGCGCAGCAAGCGCGGCAAACAGCGCAGCCGAAAAAGCCACATCAGCAGCGGGCACAGCAAACAGCGCAGCAGCAGCGGCAAATCAGGCGGCCAACAGTGCAAACGGCGCAGCAAGCGCGG